AGCAATCACAATCTCTTTTTTCGCATAAAATACTTCTTACCCAAACCCTTGTTTCATCGGGAACCAATCGACTTCACGTAGTCGTAGAGCCGAGCACCTTCATTCAAATCTAAAATTTGTTGTAAGCACTTGGAGAAGGTAGTTATCCATCGGGTCCTCTCCCCCTGGCTCATCTTTGCGAAGCACTCCCCTCTCGCAGTCATACTCTTGAAGGAGTCTCTCAATTCGATTGCAGTGTCCATCGCTGCTTTTCTCCTCTTCTTCTGTTGACGTGACGCCTCCTCCAGCAATCTCTTCGTTGCTCTCTCCATGACTTTTTCGAACGCCTCCTCTTCGTCATCGCTCTCATCTCTGGTTGCATCCTTTCTTCTTGGTTTCGTGGGAGCCCTCTCTACCTCGCCACCAGTGCTCTCAATGAGTGCTTTGGCCACCTCCGCCCTGAAATCGTCGTCTCCCCATCGTTGGTCTGTAAGCAGGCCTATGGCGCATTCGAAAAGGGTCTCCCAGCGATCCCCATGTGGTGGAGCCCCCCGATCAATGTAAGCTTTTGCAGTCCGAATACATCGGTGTTTGTCAGCCTTGTAAATTATCTTCTTGAGATTGCTACAGCCCAGGTGAGATTTCAAAACCGTCGCACCTCTGAATGGGTTGTATCTGTTCACTACCCACACTGAAATCAGTCCCGCTGCTTTCGACTTGTTGTCAATGCTCAATGTATCCATTTTATCTGCCAGGCGGTCTACCGATTCAAAGATCTCTCGCGGAACGGTGTCCCCAGAGAGGGTCATCCTAGCCATTCCGATGCTGAGCTCCTCCGCAGATGGGAAATCACTTTGTCTTGACGAAGTTGCCATATTTCTCTCACAGATACAATTTTAGACGAATTAAGAGATGTGATTGCT